GTGACAGTCCCTGTAAAAGTAGGTTCAGCAGTGTTGGCTTTAGTAGCACTAGCTATGGCAATGTTATTGAATTCTGTATCAATCTCTGCTCCTTTAACAATCTTGTTCGCATTACCCGAACTGAGAGAGTCTTTAGTCGCAAAGTTAGTAGTCTTTGTATAGTTGGACATTAAATAAGTCTCCCTAGTAGAGCATGTATGTCTATTTTTTGAATTGAAAAAGCTGAACCATTTAGTTCTGACTCAACACCTATAGTAACAACTTCACCACTACCACTAGTGTTAACTTTAGGAGTGTTGATAACAGCAGAGGCGGTGTACTCAGCGGTTGTGTTGTATTCCGAAAGACCATACTCTCCTGCATTACTTGAACCTGACAAGCTAAATACTTGTTTAGTAAAGTTAGTCGTATAGTCATAACCCCAGCTTAAAGTAGAGTTAGTGTTTTGACCACCAATGACAGTGATAGTAAACTTCTTTAGGAACTTCAAGTTGGAAGCATTACCAAAGTCCATTGGGTTACTAAAGTAACGCATCTGGTAGTTAGCGGTGCCATCTAAGTAGCCACTGTACTTAACTATACCAGCAGCAAGACCAAAGTATATTGTACCATCTTCAAGGGTTGTCAGTGACAAAGGCAAGAGACTAGACCAAGAGGTTGCACGTTGTGACCCATCTTCCAAGGGCGACCGCATGTCAAAAGAGTAGACTAAGTTACTGTTAGGTAGCGTTATGAGATAAAAAGCTTCATCTGCGCTGTATACAGACTTAATAGCGTTAGTCTGTAGTGGTACTTCGTGCATAAGATCAGTACGTACATTCTTACTAATGTCACGCATGGGCATAGACTTTTCTTGTATAGTCCTACCAAAGCTACGTACACCTGAGTCCGATAGGAACAAGATGTCCGTACCTGTGTGCTGTACTGAGTCACGGGCTATACAACCTACACCTTCTATTGTATCAGCTAGGGTCATGGAAGCAGGGGAAGAAGCACCTGAGTACACAAGTATAGACTTCTTTCCAAAGATGACTAAGAAGTTATTGTGGACCGCCAGTGCTACTACTTCATCGTGACCAGTAGGCCATACAGTTGTTAAGTTAAGACTACCTGTAGCACCACCTGTCCAAGCATGACCATTGAGTGTATCACTCCAATAGACTGTATGCTTGTCTCCTGCAATGTCCGCTACCCATAACTTACCAAAGGCAGCTAAAGCTTCATTAGCTAGAGGCATTGTACCTGTGGCATGTGAATGAGAAGTAATAGCTTCTAAGACAAAGGAACCTGACTCGTCAGTAGCAATCAAAGGTACATGTCCTAATTGTACCATATACAAATGGTTGTTAAAAGAAATACACTTCCAGTTATTAGCTGACGGGGAATACCCGCTAGGTGTAATATCAACAAGAGTAGTAGTGCCTTTAAATATCTTATTGTTACCTGCGGATATGACAACCTTAGTTCCGCTAGTGTCCACAAACTCAAAGACTGTCTCAATGCCGCGACTACTCCCTAACACCGAAGAGCCATTACCTGAGACAGCTACGTATCCCTTACGCGCACCTATGCGTCCTAGCTTGTCAATGACACAGTTGTCAGCAACGGATGCAAAGGAAGGATCAACACCAATAGGTGAGTCCTGCGTGTTAAGACCAAAGAAAGCTGGTGCTGCTACTGTGATGTTCTGTAGTTGTTGTGCCATTTAAGAATACCAGATAGTTTCTTCAGGATGTTGAGCAGCATCAAATGCTATGGCGTCTGAGAGTGTCCTGTCAGCTAAACTAAACAACTCTGCTGCACTAGTGCCGCCAGTTTCACCACGCTCTCTAGCAGCCAAAGCAGTCGCTATTTGAACTACAGGAGAGGAGGGTATTGTAAGCTTATCCTCATCCAAGGTAAAGTCAGCAGTACGTAATACTACGTTAAAGCGTACTTGATACACACCATCGGGCTTAGGGTAAAGATCTACACCATTGTCGCCATTAGCGTCTACACCGTTAAAGCTATAGAACTGAGGTGTGCCAGTAGGTGCATCGTTGATTAAGAAAGCATTGTCAAACCACCTAGAGGTACGATACTGCATAAAGAAGTTAGAGGTATCATTAATGACATCTAATAACTTCATCTTGTTCTGAGAGCCAGTAAGGGTATAGTTAAAGGCATCATCAGTTGTAGAGACAGTTAGTGTAGTACGTAAAGCAGTCCAATCATAAGAGTCCTCTACTGAGCGTTTAGCATCGTTAACGAACTCCCCTACAAGTTTAGAATAACTATTTTGAGAAACACTTGAGACTTCATCTTCTCTAATTCTGCGAAGTACACTGTTTACAAGTTGTAAGTATGTCATTAGTAAGGGAACCTTTTTGGTGGTTGAGCATCTGTTAGCATACCTTGACGTCTAGCAGGAGCTTCCAGTGGTTGTCTTTGTTGATTTAAAAATTGTTGTAATATGTCAGTCCTAGCTAATGGAGCAGGAGCTAGCTTTTGTGGAGCATAAGGATTAAAAGATAAGAGTCCTTGAGTAGAGCCTACCTTTGTCTTTAAAGTAAGCATGTCCTTGAATAAAGAGTCTGTGGTTCTTGTAGCTGAAGGTAAAGAGCTACCGCCACCACCAGCACCAGTACCATCTCCATCTCCTGTACCATCTCCTGTACCATCTCCTGTACCATCTCCTGTACCATCTCCTGTAGTACCTGTAGTACCCGTAGTACCTGTAGTACCCGTAGTACCTGTAGTACCCGTAGTACCTGTAGTACCCGTAGTACCTGTAGTACCAGTATCTCCAGTATCTCCAGTATCTCCAGTGTCACCAGTATCTCCAGTATCTCCAGTATCTCCAGTATCTCCAGTGTCACCAGTATCTCCAGTATCTCCAGTATCTCCAGTATCTCCAGTATCGGGCGTAGGGGTAGGCGTAGGCACTGGCGTAGGCACTGGTGTAGGCACCGGTGTAGGCACTGGAGTAGGTACTGGAGTAGGTACTGGAGTAGGTACTGGCGTAGGTACTGGAGTAGGTACTGGAGTAGGTACTGGAGTAGGTACTGGAGTAGGTACTGGAGTAGGTACAGGAGTAGGTACTGGAGTAGGCACTGGTGTAGGCACTGGTGTAGGTACAGGCGTAGGCACTGGGGTAGGAACTGGAGTAGGCACAGGCGTAGGTGTAGGCGTAGGTGTAGGTGTTGGAGTAGGTGTAGGTGTTGGATTATTAGTTATCCAATCTACTATGTCTTGATATACCTGTTCAAAAGTTAAAGGTTCTTCACCATCACCGTCAACAGTATGTTCCCAATCATACATCTCAGAAGAATCTATAACGCCATCACCATTAAAGTCTATATCATCAAAAGAACCACCTATGAAACCATCGGGCCATTGAGCAGCCCACACATCTTCATCAAATGTTTCTAATTCATATTCCCCTGTTATATAATCAGGAGGGTATTCATCGTAAGTATCGTCATAAGACTGACCATCTTCTAACTCAGAAACGTGATTCCCACCCATCTTTTCATATGTTTCTAAAAGTTTTCCCCTTATAACAGAATCTTCTGCCCCTAAAACAGCCTCATAAACTTGACGGAGAACTGTGTTATCCATTGTTTCAGGATCAAAGTCGGGGTTAGGTATTTCCCTATCATATGTTGGAGGATCAGGATTTTCTGTAGGAGCTGTTCCACCATCATCAGTTGGCGTAGGTGTAGGGGTTGGCGTAGGTGTTGGTGTTGGTGTAGGTGTAGGTGTAGGCGTTGGACCTGCAGGTAGAGGGCCGCCATCGCCATTTGTAGCATCTAAAGCATCTTGTATTGCATCTACAGCTGCCTGTGCTGCATCTCTAGCATCTATAGCAGCCTGAGCATCTGCAGCAGCCTGAGCATCTGCAGCTTCTTTAGCAGCCTTAGCAGCAGCAACCTCTGCTTGTATTTCCGCTAAAGTGGGTTCAGTTGCACCACCACCTTGAGCGTCAGTTACAATTGGGGGTGCTTCAACAGGTTCTACATCATATGGATAAGGGTCAATCTCACTTACACCTGTAGGTACAGGCTCAGGAGTTTCACCTGTTGGATTAACGTCTTCACCACTACTATCAGTAACAGTAGTAGAATTAGCGTCTATTTGAGCAGCATCTATAGCAGCCTGAGCATCTATAGCAGCCTGAGCATCTGCAGCAGCTTGACCATCTATAGCATCTTGATCATTAATAGCTGCCGCCGCCAAAGCGTCAAGAGCCGCTTGTCTACTAGCCGCGTCTTGCTCGTCTTGAGAACCGTTATCGGTTGCAGCTGTAAAACTAACAAAATCAAGCGTTTCTCCAAACTGCAGGTTAAAATATCCCGCAGCGGCAGATAAATAATCAGAACCGTGTAATGTCTGTCCAGTAAGTGCTTTAGCAGCTGTAATTATAACATTGCTCCATCCTCCAGTAACAAGGCTTAAAGCTGCTGATAAAGCAGGTATACTTAATATGCTGTCAAAAGTAGAAAGTTTTGGAACCCATATAGTAGAGTAAGACCCTACTGGCCCTACGGATATATACTTACCACCTGATTTATGTGCATCACCTGATGCTGCAAGATCAGGCATGGAAGTATCAGTACCAGTATTAAAGAATACCTTTTGACCATCCACTTCTTTATAAGGTGGTATGTTATTTTCTTTAATATAATCAAGAAGATTTACATCTACTTCTTGAGTTGAATACTCATTTAAAGACCGTGTAGGATCTCTGTTGATTGCATTTATATCAACACCTTCAAGACCACTATAATCACCTGACTCTATGGCTGCTGCTGATAATGCTTGGCTTTGTCTTTGTTGACCTTTAAGCCATTGAGCGTAAGCTGATATAGATTCTTCAGGTGTGTCGTATGTTGTTATACCTGCTAAAGAAGGAGCTGATATCCGTGGATCTTCAGGGTTTGTTCCTGTGCCTGTACCGCCAAATGTTGGAGTAACCTCAGGTTTAGGTGTGAACACAGGATCAGAATCATCAAAAGGATCAGGAGCAGAAGGTTTAGGGTTAGCACTAGACATTGGTGGCTCATAATCAGCAAGAGTAGGTAATAAGAAATCACCAACCGAACCTGTGCCTACTTCTTCTTGATCAAAAGAACTAGCAAAAGGATTAGGAGTTCCAAATCTTTTAGGTGTTAGAGCCATTAATTATTTCTCGCTACTGATTTTGTTTTTTCAACTGTACGCATGGCTCCAAGACCTAACATACCCATGAGTACACTTGTGAGAAGTGAGCTATCTACAGATGGGACAGTAAACCAAATTCCTAAGATTGGCGCTAGGATAGTAGAATACATTAAAGCGAATCCACAGATCCACCCAATAGCGGGTCGCCAACCTGAGACGAACAAAGACTTGTGAGCAGCCTCTACTGCATTTACTTCTAACTGACCTTTGGCTAACTCTTGAGCATGACGATCTGCCATAGTACTTATCTCATGAGCTAAGGCATTTCGTTGATCTTTATCTTCAATTACTTTATCTAATAAACTAGTTACTGGGGCTATTAAACTATTTAATATACTCATTATTATACACTATTTTTAGTTAAAAGTCAAGATAAACTTTACTTAGGTTTTTTATTAACTATATTTTGTATTGTCTCAGATTCCCAAATACGTAGACCTAACCAAACTATAGTCAAAATAGAAGCAGTAGGAGGCAACCAAGAGGCAAGAGACAATACTGCTGTTGAGGCTGCTACTACATCTAACGCTTCTTTAGTTGGTTCACCCATCTTATATATTCCTTTATATAAAGTTTATAATAGTTTATTATTTTAAAGGATTACTAATGTAGTCCATGCCTTGCCAAAGATCTTCAATTTCTCTTTGGGATACCTTCATTCTTGCGTCTAGGTCAGACATTGCCTTAGTCAGCAATTCAGCTTTTTCTACAATAGCCATCATGCGTGATATGTCTTTTTCCAACTGATCGACGCTTGAGTCAATCGCTAACAGTTTTTCCTGTTGATCTCGTATAGTCACTAGGTTAGTACCAAGCGTGGCAAGTTTGCCCTGCAACTGCGATACATTATTATCTTTTAATTCTTGTTTAATCAGTTCTATTTGAGCATTTAACTCTTGCCTGTTTGTTAAAACTGATTCTTCAAGCGGTGCTATGTCAGGTATTTGCGTAGATTCTACAGCTTCAAGTCTGCTATATAGACTGCTTGCCGTCCAGACGCCCCCACCTAATGTTGTTGCCAAGCTAAACAAAATGGCAATATAGACACCCTTAAAAGATACATCGCCTATTTTTAGTTCTGTATTCTCTAGGCTCACCCTTCACCTTCTTCACAGTTAGTTTGAGTAACAAAGCATTCATAACCAAGATAGGTAGGACCAGTAAGGTAGAGTTCACTAGACTCTCCTGAAATTAAGATATCCGCATGGCTGACATAAAGATTAATATTAAATTGATCTGTGCCGTTCACATAAACATCTGTAGCAGGATTGCCAGAAATCCAAGCTAAACTAACCGCTTGGTTGGATGCACTGTAGCTAAGAGTGTTGTCTTCAATGCGAGTATTATTATCCATTGCGCCTTGATCTAAGAAAGCAACAGCATCAGCGTTGGCCGCTACACCTAAGAAAGCACCTGCCGCGTTAGCATGTATCTCTATGTCATCCAAAGATTGATTGTAAGTATCAGCGTCATCCTGATCTATAGTAAGTGCATCAGTGTTGTTAGTCACATATTCTTGCACAGCCGCTTCATCGTCAGGAGTTGACGCTTCGGAAGCTAATTCAGAAACTTCTTGGACTGCAACCATGTCTATTACTACGGTAGTAAACACATCTATGGCGTCCTCCATCAACTGAAGTTCTGCTTCTGCTTGTTCTTCGAGGTATTGTTCTGCTGAACCATAAGGCATATATGAAACCATGCCAGACAAAGCCGCGTTATATGCTAAGACTTGATCACTAGATATGTATGCTGTACCTGCTAATTGACCATCAGAAATACCAGTGCCAGTGTGGGAATACCCCATAGCCGCGCCTGTCATTAAAATCCCTTTATTAATTTGGTCAACAATGGCAGAAGAAGTTGCAATTAAAGAATCTAATTCACTTCCTTGCACTGCGGAACTGGTCAGAAACAGACTCAACAATATTGCTTTCTTCATCTTTGTTTTCATCTTCTGCACCTATTCCTAAAATTGAATTGTACCATTCTTGAGTTTCTGTGTATCTTGGTGTTGGGATTTTCTTAGACCATGTTGCAGTTCGCTTTAAATAAACATCACCATAATCTGGTATGTATAAACTAGGTTGCATTTTCATTAATAAGAATGCTCTTTTACCCACTACCAAACGACCGCTTGACAATACTGGACAAGGTGTTGCTGATATAAAAAGACTACGCCACACTTTAACGTCTTCACACATTCTAGCAATGGCCGCCACTTTCATGCCAAGATCGCTAAGTGTTTTTGCATCACGTCTTCTATTGCAGTCAACATCCTTTTGATAACTGCCTTTGGTATAACCGATTAAACCTGTTTGAATAGATGTACCGCTACCGCTTAGACATGTTTCCATTCCGTTGGACATGTAACTAGGAGCGATGGCACTGCCAACTGGCATATCAGAAGATGATCCTGCCCCATTGTAAGTATTGGAAACACTTTCATCTTTACTTTGGTTGTTAGAACTAACGGTTGAACCAACGGTGTTAGTGTTTAAATTACCATCTTGATTGTTGGTTGAGTCCGTATCGCCCATTGGTTCTTCTTGACCCAATGCAGTTGCAAAAAAAAACATTAAAATGAGAATTAATGCACCTTTCATAGGGTTACTGCTTTCCCTTGTGACCTAAGAATGCAAACTGCTCAAGTAACTTATACGCTTTAGCTACAAGCGCATCGTCCTTAGGCGTGTCTGTGTAGTTACAAACAACACTAGCGATAGTCACTAGTGAAGTTGCAAGTACATACAGGTCTATTAAATAACTCATGATGCGGTGTAGCCATTACCTGCTGAGATAGCTGAGTCAGTAGCGGTAAAACTCTCACTACCCCAATCGCTCTTAGCTTTCATAAGCTCAAGGTGCTGAGTGTTACGATCAACACAGTCCTGCCTATCTGCGGCATCATCTTCTGCCATGCTGTTTCCTGCGATTACGTCTGTAATCAATGCAATGCTGTGTCCCATTGCTGTGAAGTCTACTGCTAGTTCTGCGTCTGTACGGTCTGTCATGGTTATTATCCTTCTAGGGTTGTGATTCGTGCGGTGAGTTCTTGTATTGCTTTTACCAAGATTGGTATTAATGCGGCTTCTGCTACTTCCTGTGATCCATCTTCTCTGTCGTCCCAAAGTCTAAAGCCATCTTTAATGCTACTGTCAGCATCTATAGCCGCTTTGATTTCTTGGGCTATAAAGCCGTGGTTGGTGTCAGAGTTTTTAAAGACTTTGGTAGAGTCAGCTTTATAAGCATTAAAGGTTTCAGGTAGTTCGCCAAGGTTCTTGTACTTGAAGGTACGAGGCTGTAGAGCATTAATGAAAGACAAACCTGCTGTAGAGTCTACAATGTCTTTCTTGTAGCGTTCGTCAGATACTGTTGCCCATGTTACGTTACCGTGTGCGGCTCTGATATCTGCGACGCCCTGTCCAACTGTTGTGTACCCCGCTTCTGCCCCAACACTAAACCCAAACCCGTTTGCATAGTCCGAAGAAGCCGCCGTTGTGTAGCTATGATAACCAACTAAACAATTACCAGTACCCGTTGTAAGGTTTGTAGTGGCACTAGCCGCGTTCTCTCCAAGCAATACATTAAACTGTCCACTAGTTACGGAGTCTCCTGCGTCCATACCCACGGCAATATTCCCTGAACCTGTCGCTGTCTGCAAAGCGAATGTTCCAACAGCAGTGTTGTTAGCGCCTGTTATGTTAGTGGTTAAAGCGTTAAAACCCAAGGCTGTGTTGTTAGAGGCTGTGGTGTTAGCATCTAACGCTCCAAAGCCCATTGCTACGTTTGCTGTGCCTGTGGTGTTTAGGCCTAAAGAACCATAACCAACTGCAGTATTATTATCCGCAGTGGTGTTTGCGTCTAAAGCATCAGTGCCGACTGCTACGTTATTAGCACCTGTGGTGTTTGCGGCTAAAGCTCCCGCGCCTATACCTGTATTGTTATTTGCTGTAGTATTCTTATCAAGTGCATTGACTCCCATAGCCACGTTGTAGTCGCCAGTGGTGTTGGTTTGTAGTGCCTGTCCACCCACCGCAGTATTTGAAATACCCGTTGTTGTACTCTCTAAAGCTAATGAACCCACTGATGTGTTATATGTGCCTGTGGTGTTTGCGGCTCCTGCTGATTTACCAACTGCTGTATTGTTAGCCCCTGTAGTATTTGAGCCTAAAGAGGACTTACCTACTGCGGTGTTAAAACTAGCTGTGGTTGTGTTTGATAAAGCACTATAACCAACGGCAACATTCTCTGCGCCAGTAGTAATTGCATCACCAGCTTCAGCACCCATCGCCGTGTTTTCTGCGCCTGTGGAGTTTGCGCCTAAAGAGTTAAAGCCCACTGCTGTATTGTTAGCGGCAGTAGTGTTGTTTGCTAAAGAATTTTTACCTATGGCAGTATTAGATGCTCCTGTACTGTTTGTTGTTAATGCCTGATAACCTACTGCGGTATTATCATTTGCTGTAGTATTCTGTGCTAAAGCAAGAGTACCACTAGCTACGTTTTGTGCGCCTGTGGTGTTTGCGGTTAAAGCTGAAGAACCAACTGCCGTATTGTTTGCACCCGTTGTATTATCGTCTAACGCTATACGACCCACAGCAGTGTTATCTGAACCTGTAGTTGTTAGTGCTAAAGCACTTCTTCCAACTGCCGTATTATTAGAACCTGTAGTGTTTGTAGTTAATGCGGCGTAACCAACTGCCGTATTGTCATCTGAGGTGGTATTTGCGTCTAAAGCTATTGCACCCACTGCGGTATTACCTGCGCCTGTGGTGTTTGCCTCAAGAGCCTTAAAACCAACCGCAGTGTTATTACTTGCAGTAGTAGCCGTCTCTAAGGCATCTTTACCCACAGCTACGTTAGATGTACCTGTAGTAGTAGACTTTAACGCTTGCTTACCTATAGCTGTGTTGTCTCCACCTGTTGTTATTGCACTACCTGCACTCTTGCCTACAACTGTAATACCTGCCGCTGTAGTAGCGGCATCCCCTGCTAGGCCACCAATGATGGTATTGTCTGTGCCTGTGGTTACTGCGCCACCTGCGTTGAAACCAAAGGCTGAGTTATAAGCATTAGTGGCTGAAGTAAAGTTTTGAGTTTGCAGTGCAGAGTTACCCACCGCTGTGCTTCTTGAGCCTTTTGAATCATTGCCTAAAGCAGACTTTCCAATGCCTGTATTAAAAGAACCTACATCAGAATTATCTAAAGCCGCATACCCAATAGCTACGTTCTCATCACCAGTAGTAAGCGCAGTACCTGCCTCATCGCCCACGACAACATTATAATTACCACCGCTTGCAATACTGTTACCTGCGTTGACACCTGCGCGGAAGTTGCTTGTTCCTGCTGAAGCCGTGATGATATCTGCGCCATTAGCAAAGGTTACGTCTGCGTTGGCTGTTACAACACCTGAAACAGCTAGAGTACTCGCCATTGTTACAGCGCCTGCAGGATTAGTACCTAGCTCGACAATAGCGCCTGAAGCATTCTCAGTATACAAACGCTTATCCGTGACGTTAACCGCTAACTCGCCTTGTACAAGATCACTTGCTGAAGGTGCGCTACCGCCAGTACTACTGTTCTTAGTTACTATTTTTGTTGCCATTTTTAAATACCTTTAGTAAGTGCCGCCAAGTAGCGTACCAGCAGTCATGTTGTCTGCGTTTAAAGTTGAGTTAGATTGTAAAGCTGAGTCTGCCTTTGTGCCTTGTGCTGCTGTTGCATATGCTGAGATAGCTGTAGTAGCTATATCTCCTAAGCCTAACGTGGTACGTGCTGCTCCTGCGTTAGCGTCATCTATTAGCGTAGCGCCATAGGTGGACACTGTAGACGCTACTAGAGCTGCGTCTGCTTTAGCGCCTTGGGCTGCTGTAGCGTAAGCAGAGATAGCTGTAGTAGCTATATTACCTAAGCCTAGATTACTTCTAGCTGTACTTGCGCTTGCTAAGTCCGATAGGTTGTTAGCTTTAAGTGCTGATGCTGCTAATGTGTTAGAGGCCGATGATGCACTAGAGGCTGCTGCTGTCGCGCTTGTCGCTGCATTGCTTGCTGAAGTGCTTGCCTCACTAGCTTTAGTTGACGCTGTTGACGCGCTAGTGCTTGCGCCACTGGCTGATGTGCTTGCTCCTGAAGCTGATGTACTAGCTTCGGATGCTTTGGTAGTAGCAGTAGATGCTGAGCTAGATGCACCACTTGCTGACGTGGCTGCCGCACTAGCCTTGGTAGTAGCTGTGGATGCTGACGTACTAGCACCTGAGGCACTGGACGCAGAGGCTGTTGCTGAGTTAGCTGATGCTGTCGCTGATGTACTCGCGGCTGATGCTGATGTGCTTGCTGCTGATGCTGATGTAGATGAGCCGCTTGCTGAACTGGCGGCTGCTGTTGCTGAGTTAGCCGCTGCTGTAGCAGAGTCCGATACACCTGTAGCTGAGTTAGCTGCTGCTGTTGCCGATGTACTTGCTGCGCTTGCTTTGGTTGTTGCCGTAGCAGCTGATGTACTAGCGCTTGAAGCACTTGCTGCTGCATCACTTGCTTTCGTAGTCGCTATTACAGCCTGTGCTGTTACTAACGATAGTGTAGCATCCGTATTGGAATCACCAGCACCACCATCACCTCTGAATATAGCCATTAATAGCCCCTAGGAAAACAAAAGAGTAATATAAATAAAAGGGAGGCTCCTATTGGAACCCCCCAGTTTGTTACTAAGCGTTTACTGCTAGAACTATACCAGCGTCTGGACGCAATACCTGAACACCATACAAAGTATCGGCAGTGTAGAGAGTTCCTAACCACTCCTGCTTGTACTGAGTTTGTGAACGGATAGCTTGTTGCTCTGCTAAGACCAAAGTGTCTTTGTGACACAAGATAGCAGCTTTAACAGCCCCGCCAGCGCTGTTGGCTGCAGCGGCTTCAATGACAGGCAAGTTGCTGGATACATATACGTCAATTCCGTACAGGTTGCCAATCTTACCGTTCTGAACGCCACGGCCTTCAACAAAATCTGAAGACATATAACGATCAACACCCATGATTGCATTACGCAATGAAGGAGGTACAGTGAAGGTACGGTTGTCCATAGGAACGTCTGCATCGTCAAGCTTCTGGATAGCGTCACGGAATCCTGCATCGTTAAACACGTCAGATGCGGCTACCTGATCTAGTGCATAAGTCTGGATACCTGTGCTGCCGTCAAAACTATAGACGTTAGAGTGAACCCAATCAGATCCATCACCATCTCCAAAAGACTTACCCAAGTCAATCAGGTCAGTGTCAACTTGACGAGCTAGGCCGTAACCTGCGTCACCTGTGTAGAACTGACGGAGAGAAGCAAGAGCTTGGACTTCTGTGATGTCTTCAATCAAACGAGAGAATTCATAGTGCTTGTTGATGTTGATCAAGACTTCTGATTCTACGTTCATCTGAACAGTTACAGCTGTGTTAGCTGCTTTAGCAGTAGCGGAACCACGAGTAGGCTTAGGGACATGAATAACATCACCTTTCTTACCTGTCATGCTCATCTTCTTAACGAGATTAGCTAGTACTAGATTGCTTTTGTATGCAGCAACAACTTCGTCACTCCAGATTTCTGGGATGAACTTCGCTGCGCTTGTGTTATCTACGAAACCGCCTGTGGCGGGATATACTGATGTTGCCATGATAATACTTCCTTAAAAGAGTTTAGTTACGGACTCTACCTTCTTGATATGCTTGCATGATTTCATCACTTAAAGACAAATATCTTTCAGGGTCGTCCTGCATAAGTTTAATAATGTCTGAACGTCTATAGACTTTTCGTTTTGCCGTTTCTCCACTGCCTTTAGCATTGCCCGTAGACGCTGCTTTAACTGCGGTTTTACGACTAGCTTTTTCATTAACGGCAGTTTGAGTTACTACCTGTTGACGTTCCTTCCAGTTAGTGAAAAGTTCATCAGCAGCTTCGTAGTCATACTGTGTGTCCGCTTGTGCGAAAAGCTGTGTACGAATCTTTGACCCTTTGATCCAATCAACAAACTTAGCGTCAGTTAGTATAGTCTTCATATCAGGATGTTTTTCCTGTAAGTGGGACTGTGCTGCTGACTGCTTATACTGCTGAGTTACTGCTTCAGCTTGTTTAATTGAAGGATGATTCCTAATTGCTCTTTCGACAGCCTTGTCGGGATCAGAGAAAAAGTCTATGTCTTCTTCAGTTTCTTGGGTTGCTGGTGTTGTTGTGTCGAGTTGTGTCTGAATGTAGTTATCAACAACTGAACGTAATTCCCCTACTTCACTACTTTGACGGCCAAGTAACTTTTCAGCTTCTTGGTGCATCCGTACAATATCTGCAGTGCTTTTTCCTTTGTACTTGTCAGGGATGTCATCTTCAGGTGGGGGAGTCTCCTGTGTAACAGGTTCCGCTTCTGTAATCTGACTTACTTCTTCTTCATTTCCGCTGTCAACTTTTTGATTTTCTTCTTCAGTACGCTCGTCTATTAATCTTGCCATTATTAAACTCCGTGAGTAATCTCATTATGGAGGTGTATTATACAAAGCTTCTAATTATTAAGAGTTGGCCTTGCGTTCTTGCTCTAACTTCTGTTTTCTGTTCTTCATCCATTTATCAGTAGCACCCACAAAATCACCAGATATAGGATCAAGTCGAGAACGAACAGGAGATATGAGTTTTTTAGCCATTGACTTACAATCAAGACAAGGCATGTGTGTACAATCAGAGTCAACCATGCGTTCATTCACATGGCCGTTCTCACATTCAAAATCAAATAGCAAGGCCATTAGGCTGCTTCTGCTTCTTCTGTGGCTTCCTCTGCTTGTATACTTTCTTCGGCTGCTTCAATCTGAGCTTCTAAATTAATAATATTTGCGATAATGGACAGTTGTCCTTTACGGAAGTACATATCGTTACTATCTTTAGTTGCTTCAACCGAATTAATAACATTTGCGTTATTTGTAAGATCTTGTACTAAAAGTTTAAAACCTTCATTTGCAAATAGGTCGCGGTATGTGTTATAATATTGTTCTAGTTCTTTATCAATCATTTACTGTTTCTCCCTTAGGACAGTTATTTAAGTAATGTACCTACCTATTATACCACAGTAGACTGTTAAAGTCAAGCTATTTATTTTTTACTTTTTTCTTTTTAACTGGCTTCTTTTTAGCAGGTGGTCTTCCTACTTTAGTTCCGTATGTTCCTATACCCATTGGCATTTTATTTTCTCCTAGATTTAGCACCAGAACATTTCCAGCGCTTTCGTGATAAGTTGTTAGGTGTGTTTGGGTCGTTTTGTTTATCTTTAGATAGGCCCTTCTTAATACCAAGGCTTCTAGCACAGTACGCATCACCTTTAGATGTACCTGCTTTTACCCTTGAACCTCCGTCTTTAGCTTTGCCTGATTGACCATAGCTAATCTTTTTACCTTTAGCTGTAATCTTAACCTTAGCCTTGCCTTTTGCTGGAGTATTTTTAGGCACCTTGTACTTTCCCCTCTCTAGCAGCTACTTCCCTTTCCTTAAGCATTTGCTTGGATATTTCAATACGTTTTTGGAACTCTTTATCGTCTGCATCACCTGCTTTAAGGTTAGTTGTAACAGCTTTGATACGATCAATCTCAAGCTCTTGTGGTATGACCTGCGCTTCAACAGTAAGTTTTTGCGCCCTTGCAGCTGACTCTTGTGCTTGACCATTAAGTGCAGCGGACTGTGAAGCTTGGAAAGCCAGCTGAGCTTCCTGTGCCTGTTGTGCTGCTTGTTGTGCCGCTTGTTCAGCTTCAGGGTTAGGAGCATTAGCTTGCTCAAGTACCTTAATAAGCTCTTCACGATTGCTTAGGTTCATGTTATCAATAATAGACATGACCAGCTTAGGATACATAGGAGTGTCTGGAGACATAGTTTGTAGCAGCTGTACTAACTGAGTAACTTCGTACTCACGAGCAATAATACCTAGTGAGCTAGACGTATGGAACTTGTAGTCAGCTACTGGGTACATCTCAGGCTCAAACTGCATATAACGCCATGCTGCCTTAGTAACAAAAGGTATTAGGAATGCTTCTTGGAAGTTAATCAAGGTACGCTTGTGACGCTTAATAATAGCACCTAGTGACATAGAGACACCTGAAGCAGTAGACTGACCATTAATGGAACCAGCTATGCCAGCGGAATCAATAGCGCCTGTGGCTGTCTGCACCATTGTTTGTAAAGCTTGTGCTTGTGCAAAGGTAATCTGATTGACTTGACCAAAGTTAAATGGCTGTAGTATCTCTGACGGGTTGCCATTGGTTAATATAGTTTTTCCTGGCTGGATTGTAGGTTTAGCGCCTCTAGGCATACGGGAAGCATCCATTGCCATCATAGGATGTATGGTCAAGGCAAGAGCGTCTATCCTAGCGCGTAGTTCAGCGTCTAACGCCTTTTGACTGTTGTAGCCTTTCTCACATACTCCTCTGCCCCAGAAACGGCTAGGGACTACATCCCATGGGAATGCCACTACTGGACGATCCTGCATCATGTAAGGATTTTCAGAAGCTTTAAGCAATGTACCGCCATTAGCTATAACAACAACAGCTTCCACGTAATAAGAACTATCCTCTTCTCCGTCTAATTCAACAACTTCATCTTCTGAATCTTTATCGGCCATCGCTTTTACAAGCAAATGTCGCGGTACAAGACCATAGTACTTAGTAAGTCGTACCTTATCATCATCATAGCGAGTTAAGTCTTGATCTGGCTCTATATTAAAGTCAGGAGTAGCTGACGAAGAAACATCAACATCACGATATACACCACTTTCCTGTAACTGTTCTACTGAATGTGAAGATACAAACTCATCTATAGCACATCCTAAAGCTGAATCAATATCAGTAGCTACAGGGTCAATAAGGAAGTTCTGAGGCATTACAGGACGTAGTTTAACGCAGGTACGGTCACGGATTGTTACACCTACTGCTTGTAACTCACCACCCATAACAGGCTGAGAAGCGGGTGCCATTTCTTTTTCTTCCTCTAACACTACTTCAGCAATACCTGTACCAAAAACAGCAGCGTTAATTAAGCATTCAGCAACGCCCTTACGCACTTTATTCTTTTTAAAGTCATCGTCAAGGTGCTGACGCAACATAACTATATCTTCAGGCTGTTGGTCATGTATATCATCTTTAATATCAAACCATTTGCCACGACCAAAGGTAGCTTCCTCTAACTCTGCTACTGAAGACTCAACTGCTTGTTGTAATGCAGGGGAAATGATCTTAGAACGCTCTGAGGCTCGAGTGCGATCTTCAGCAGACCAATGACCACGCCACAGACGGTAATATTCATCAAACTTTTGTGAATAATTATCTTCAAAGTGATCTCGCCACCCATCACACTTCTGTATTACCCAGTTTTCTAGGTCTTGTTCTGTAGCAAAGTTCTCTGTATCTTCTAGCATAGTTAATACCCTGCGTATTTGTCTAGGAATTCGTAGTCTTCTTCTTCATAGTCGAAAGCATAGGAAACTTTTGCAAGTTGATCTATATATGCCAGTGCGTCTATCAAGTCATCGTGGACTAATTGATTAGGAAACTGAAATAACTCATCTAAAAACTGACTATTCCAACTACCTTTGTTTAAGGAAATGTTGCCGTGTTCAAAACGACCTTGCAAAGCCCACACAATCCTGTCTACTTTCTTCTTATTGCCGTGTGTAAGCTCTTCAACTCTAAAGAACCGTTGGTTCTTCTTCATTTGATCGTTTAGGTAAGGATGTACAGCGTTCTTTAGTGCGCCTTTCTCAATCCCTACGGCTAAAGGTCTGTAGTCTCTGACTGCTTCAAAGATTTTTCTGGCAGTCTCTTCAACGCCCCATCGCCCATGTATGATATTAGCAACCCACCAACCTTCAGTACCCGCTTTAACCACAGCAATAGCCGTTTGGTCAAGACGCTTAGTTTTGGTAGTGACTTTCTGTACGTCTGCAAATCCTGCCAAATCGACAGCAATGTAATAGTCACCATCGTTAGGCTCTTCTTCACTAAATTTAACATAATCTTCCTTAAACAGCTCGCTACCGTGAGCCTCAAAAGATGCCATGAATTCCTGTCGAAAAGAGAAGGCTGACATTGATTTTTCAGCAGCTCTAATCTCTTCAGGATCTAGCAAGGGGTTATCAAAGCTTGTAAAGTGATAGCCAACAAATGTATCGTCTTCACTAATACTAGCGTATTGGTATAGATCATAGAAGTGATTCCGACCCATTGGCGTACCAATGAACATTGCATCACCTTTTTGATCCGCAAGTGCAGGACGCAGGATCTGCTCCCACACCTCTGGCTTCATGTCTGCGTACTCATCCATAACAAGGAACTTAAGGCTGACACCACGCATTGTCTCTGGTCTATCGGCTCCCTTGAGTGTCAGGAGTGCGCCATTGACAAACTTTATCTGTAGATTATTAACATGGCTGGAAGCAATGACAGCATGTCCAAGCTCAAGAAGCATTTGCCACATAATGTCCCTAGCCTGACCCTGTGTAGGGGCAACGTAGAACACCTGACCTTTCTTGGCTGACAAACAATTAAGTATTAAAGCCCATGCAGCTAGTCGTGACTTACCTGTACGTCTACCTGCTGCTATAACCTTAAAGCGTGTCTTGTCTTCATATACTGTTTGCTGCCAAGGTAATAGTTTTACCTCTAAATCAGCCAAACTAGTACGTCCACATTACAGGAGACTCGTTAGTGTCCAAGTCGCGGATGTCAACATGAATAAAGTTAGAAGCAACTCCGATTCCTGAAAAGCCCATTTTAATAGCTTCCTCAACAATCTTGTAACGCTGTGTTCCGTTGCTAACTTTAATGTCTGCGGCAATACCTTGGGCATGAGTTCCTAAATTTTCCTTGCTTCGTTCAATGGGATGGTCTTTTGATCTAAAACCACTTGTTATTATAAAAGGGAAACCACAGACATCGCGCAAGCTATCAAGTTTTATTAAGAAATCAT